CCGCAAGCTTAATGGTGCATTCCCTCGCAGTGAAGATGGCAGCGTCGACTTTGAAGGACACAAGAGATACCACGAAGAAATGATTCAAGCAGCCAAGGCACAAACGGAGTTTTGGAGAGAGCTCCGCCTTGACATTGCTAAAAAGGGCGTCTGGGGATTGCTGATCATCGTCTGTGGCCTAGTCATTGTTGGCATCACTGCCAAGCTAGGCATAACAACACCAGGAGGGCAGTGATGGAGCACATGAACGAGATCGCCAAAATCAAAGCAGAAGCCGAGATTGAGCTTCGTAGACTTGAGTCCCAGGCCCCAGCCAAAGAGATTGCAGGAAAGGCCATTGGCAAAAATGGTCTGTTCTACATCACTTTGATTGTGGCTATGGGTGTTGGTGCGTCAATAGTTCTTGAGAATGACAAGATTGCTGCTGTCATGGGGTTACTGGGAGCCGCTCTGACGGCCCTGATCAGTATGCTCAACGGAATTGCTGGCGCCAATCCAAAACAAGAGAAGCCAGAGTTTGAAGTCATGCGGCAACTGATTGACAAGCTTGACAAGCTTGACCGCAAAGAGCCTCCGATGTCAGTCACCGTCGAAGGCGACAAAGTCACCGTCACAAAGGGCGATGACACGATCACCACTAAGAAGGAGGCGTGATGGCAATTCCAGCACTGCTTGCTCCCCTGCTTTCTCAAGGCCTTTCGTTGATAGGCAACGCCGTCTTGGCTAAGGGAAAAGACTGGGTCGAGGAAAAGACCGGCGTGAAGCTTGATCAGCCTTTGACGGCTGAGGATACGCTCAAGCTCCGTCAGTACGAGATGGATCATCAGGAAGAACTTCTTAGACTTCGCCTTGAAGAGAAAAAGCTGGGTCTTGATGAGTTGCAGATGTTTGCAGGAGCCATTCAGAACGAGAACAACAACGTCTCGGATCGTTGGAAAGCAGACATGAGTTCGGATTCTTGGTTATCTAAGAATATCCGCCCCATGAGCCTGATTGCGATCTTTGCGGGCTACTTCTTGTTTTCGATGATGTCTGCCTTTGGCTATGACGCAAATGAGTCCTACGTGAACCTTCTGGGGCAATGGGGCATGCTGATCATGGGCGCTTATTTTGGTGGCCGCACCATTGAAAAGCTAGCTGAGATGAGGAGCAAAAAATGAGCTTGAGCCAAGAACAAGCCGCTTTCCTGGTCGATGCCTGCAAGCTGATTCAGTATGCCACGGAGCAAGGCTGGATGGTGACGGGCGGCGAGCTTTATCGCACGCCTGAGCAGCAAGAGATCTATTTGAAGACGGGCCGTAGTAAGACTATGGCCAGCAACCATTTGAAGCGCTGCGCCATTGACTTGAACTTTTTCAAGGATGGCAAGCTAGTTTGGGACAAGGCACAGATTGCTCCGCTTGGAGCCTATTGGGAAAGCCTGAGCCCCAAGAACCGTTGGGGCGGCAATTTTAAGAGCCTGGTCGACGTGCCTCACTTTGAGAGGAACGTGTAATGCCCGCAGCAATGACCTTCACAACGCTGCAGAACGATGTTCGCAGCTATCTTGAGCGAGGTGGTTCAGCATCAACCGACCCGCTTGTCTATGCCCAAATTCCAAACCTGATCACGCTTGCAGAGCGCCGGATCAGTCGGGACCTGAAGATTCAAGGTTTCCAGACAGTTGTCGTGACGACGATGCAGAGCGGCGTGGCTGTTTTGCCAAAGCCAGATCGCTGGCGCGAGACCATCAGCATGAACGTGGGAACCGGCAACCAGAACAACACAAGAAGCCAGGTGTATCCACGATCTTATGAATACTGCCGCATGTACTGGCCCGATGAGACGCAGCTGGGAACACCTGAGTTCTATGCCGACTATAACTACACCAACTGGCTGGTCGTGCCAACGCCGGATTTTGCATACCCCATCGAGATCCTGTACTACGAGCTGCCAGCCCTGCTTGACGAGAACAACCAGACGAACTGGCTCACAGAGTATGCCCCCAACTTGCTGCTGTACGCGACGCTGCTTGAGGCAACTCCATTCTTGAAGAACGACGAGCGGATTCCAATCTGGCAAAACATGTACGCCATGGCCGCTCAAGCCTTGAATGGTGAAGACCTGAAGAAGATCTTGGACCGTGGCGCCGTGAGAAACGAGGCCTGATATGACTGTCTACACCAACATCTTTGGCGGATCTAACATAAGTCCGTCTACCGTAAGCTACTCGGCCGTCACGCTGAGTGCGAACACGTCTTTTGATTGGCCGCTGGAGACAGCTCCGTCGTCAAACCTGATGGCCACAATCATGGACATCACGTCGTCGACGCCCAACCTCATCATGACCTTGCCAGATGCTACCGAAGCATCAAATGGTCAAACTGTCCTGATCAACAACGTTGGGGCCAACACGTTCATTGTTCAAGACTATCAAGGCAATCAAATCATTGCACCGACCGGGGGCTCGGTGTGGCAGATCTACCTGACCAGCAACACGACAACAGGGGGTACCTGGGAGGCCTTCTTGTATGGGGCCCAGGTATCGACTGCCAACGCAGCAAGCTTAGCCGGAACAGGCCTCGTGGCCCTTGGCACCCTTTTGTCGCTGGCCATGCCAGTTACCCAGTTCAACGTGAACTACACGGCGGGGACCACAGACCGAGCTAAGACGTTTGTGTGGACAGGAGGAGCCGGCATACTGAACTTGACCAATGCCGGTACAGTTGGCGGCAACTGGTTCATCAACCTTCGCAACGAAGGCACAGGGGCTCTTGTTGTTGACCCTGCGGGATCGCAACAGATCAACGGATCTGCGGATTTAACGTTCCAGCCAGGCGACTCGGCGACCATCTTTACTGATGGCACGGCGTTTTACACCATCGGCTATGGCCAATCACCGGTATTTGCGTTTGACTACACGTCGATCAACATTGCTGGTACTGGTGCCTATACTCTGACGGGTTCAGAGCTCAATCGGATCTCGTACAACTTCACAGGCGCCTTGACCGGCAATCGCAGCGTCATTGTGCCGCCGACAGTTCAGCAATACTGGGTGGCCAACAACACAACTGGCCCCTATACCCTGACCATCAAGACGGCTGCAGCTTCTGGCTCTACGGTCAACCAGGGGTCTAGGACCATCATGTACTGCGATGGGACTAATGTCGTCATCGCAGATACCGGTGGCGTCTCCGTTCCAATTGCCATCTCTGAAGGCGGCACTGGATCAACCACGGCAGGTGGCGCCTTGATCAATCTTGGAGGGACTGCAACCGGCATTGCTCTCTTTACGGCGGCATCACAGGCTGCTGCCCAGGTGGCCATTGGCCTTGATCCGATCAATGGTGGAACATACTGATGGAATCGACCCCGGTCATTCTTAAGTCGCAGCCGGGTATCAAGAGAGACGGTACCAGGTTTGAAGGCGACTTTTACGTTGACGGACAATGGGTCCGGTTTCAACGGGGCTTGCCACGCAAGATTGGCGGCTACACGGCCATCAGCCGCTATTTGTCTGAGATCAGCCGGGGCATCAAGACTTACACGGAGAATGGCGGGACGTACTTTCACTCTGGTTCTGCTGGCTTTGTAGAACGGTTCGTCATCGATGCCCAAGGGGCCACCAGCCTCGTCATCAACCGCACCCCGTCTACCCTGGCTGTCAATGACGCCAACAAGTGGCAGTTTGACGTCATGTACGACAGCTCAGGCCTGCCTCCTGTCAACATGCTGGTGGCTCAAGTTGCCCCAAATGGCAATTGCATCTGCAACAATGTCGGTGGCCAGCTGTTCGTAGGAAACCTGACAGGAACCGCCGCCCTCCAGGAAGTGACTATATTCCCAGCCGGTGCAAATATAACTGGAGGGGTCTGCGTGCTGCACCCCTACCTAACCTACTTCGGCACAGACGGCTTCTTGGGGTGGTCAGTTGCCGGTCAACCCACAAACTTGACTGGTCTGGGTTCTGGAAATGCCCGCATTGCCGCCCAAAAGGTTGTTCGTGGACTGCCACTTCGTGGCGGCCCTGGAAACGCTCCGGCAGGCCTCTATTGGTCTGCTGATGCAGTCATCCGCTGCTCGTTTGTTGGAGGTACCTCGGTCTTCCAGTTTGACACGATCAGTAGCAATTCCAGTATCCTGAGCCCTAACTCCGTCATCGAGTACGACGGCCAGTACTTCTGGTGCGGGACAGATAGATTCCTGATGTTCAACGGCGTGGTCAGGGAAGTCCCCAACAACCTGAACATCAACTACTTCTTTGACGGTCTCAATAGGGCGGCTGCCCAACAGGTATTTGCATTCAAAGTGCCTCGTTTTGGCGAGATTTGGTGGTGCTATCCAAGAGGAGACGCGACGGAATGTACCCACGCGGTCATCTTCAACATCAAGGAAAACACCTGGTATGACACCGAGCTGCCAAATGGTGGGCGTTCAGCAGGCGAGTTTTCACCTGTCTACGCGGCCCCATTGTTGACCGGGGTCGAGCAGTCTAACTTCAGACCCAATAACCGGATCACAGAGAACGGTGACCTGCGGATCACTCAGGAAGAAGACCAGCGGATTGTGGAAGCCGAGGAAGGTTACCTGGTCTGGCAGCATGACAAAGGTCGCGACGAGGTCGATGGCCAGTTCATCACGGCCATTCCATCTTGGTTTGAGACGGCTGACATGAGCATGCTGGTTGGCGGAGCCCCAAAGAACAAGTGGATCCGGGTTGAGATGATCGAACCAGACTTTGTGCAGTCAGAAAACATGATTGTCCAGCTGACCGGAAGGGCAAACGCCAAAGCCAAAGAGGTCCCCGGACCAGAAAGGATCATCTACGCCACTCCGTCGACGCCGTACGAGCAGGTCGTCTGGTTCAAGGAAGAACGCCGCGAACTGCGATTCAAGTTCACCTCGAACACCCTGAACGGCGACTATCAGATGGGCCAGATCATCGCCCACGTAGCGCCGGCAGACGGCAACGTTTTGGGCGCAATCAATGATGGAGAAAGTTCCACGTGATCACGCAGCCCGTTATAATCGGCCTCAGGGACTGGGCAGACCAGGTGATTTTGGACTTGGACGATTACAGTCCCCTTCGGAGGCTAGACGATGAAACACAGTGGCAAGAGTGGGGATTGCAGTTCTGCGTTATCTCGGGACTGAGCCAGAAAAACCCACCGAACCCCTATGACTTCACCGACTGGCGCACATGGGCTGAACGCTTCGTACAGGTGGTGTCATGACAGATCAAGATTTTCTCAAGCTGCTGCAAGAAGTAGCTAAAAAAGCAAAGCCGTTTCACAACGAACTGGCTCCTATTGACGACATGGAGCAAGAACTGGCGGCTACAGGCCTTGATAGCCTGGACATGCTGATGTGCACAGTGTATCTGTGCGAGATTTACGACGTCGAGGACGAAAAAAGCAAGGAGATGCTGGTCAAAACTCCGCGCGAGTGCCTTGATTTCCTGACCCAGTGGGGTCGTAGACAGCCTCAAAGCCTTGAAGAGGCAGTCGGGATGATCAAATGAGGATCTTCCTGACTCATTCAAGGACGGTGTCTACCGAAGACACCAAAGTCTTCCAAGACCATCCCTATCCCCAAAAGATCCACTGGTTTCCTGAGAGCTATGCACGGGTCAAGACAGGTCTAGTGTGCCCGCCGCACATCGTGGCCGAGAAGATACTGACCCCGGACCTGTTTGCTCTTTTGAAACAGACCCAGCCAGGCAAGACAGCTTTCATCTTGGCTTCCGGAAACAGCAACTTTGCTGCCGAAGGCCATAAGATGAAGTTTGAGAATGAGCTCTCGTACAACTACAAGATCCTTCCCCTGTCCCTGACCCAGATCTATGCCGGAAGGCTTGCTGCGCAGTGCGGGGAGATAGATCACACGGCCACGGATGCCACGGCCTGCACTTCCAGCCTCAAGGTCTTGATGGACGTCCAGACCCTGATCAAGTTCTACGGCTTTGACAGGGTCATCGTGCTGGCCGTTGAGGATCAGGTCAACAATATGACCCTCCAGTTTTTTGGCGAAGCCAAGGCCACCTTGACAGAGAGCATGGCCGAGGCTCACCAGGTGGCCCCCAGTGCATTCGATGGGCGCAACTTTGGGTTCTACATAGGCCAGGGGGCCGCACTGGCCGTATTCGAGTCTGAAGAGGCCGTCAAGCGTTCCGGGTTAGAAGTTACGGCCGAACTGGTCTCAGCTTACACCGCCACCGAAGTCCTGACCAACACGATCGGCCAACGCGAGGACGGTCAGGGGTTTGTCCGGGCGATTAAAGGAACGCTTGAACTTTGTCAAATTAGTCCAGAACAAATTAAAATCGTGAAGACTCATGGGACGGGGACCAAGTCCAATAATGCGGCGGAGAAGGCCGCTCTGGACTCCACCCTGAGTGGGTTTGTAGCGACATCGTATAAGCAGCGAATCGGCCATACGATGGGAGCGAGCGGACTCTTAGAGACCCTCTTGCTGTTCAAAGATTTGGAGAAGGGCATTGTGCCTGAGATCCTCAACCGAACAGAGAGGGACGACCGGTACCTCTCACATCCTGTTGAGGCTCCGGATGGCATGGTGCTCAGTTTGAGTGCTGGCATGGGGAACGTCTTCAGCGCCGCACTGTTTAACGTGAGGATCTGATCATGCCAGTTGTCGATAGCAAACAGCAAATGCTCCAAGTCGGGGATGTTCTCAGAGTTGCTGCTGAAAACACCAAGAGCGAATACCCCGTCGAGTTCGTCTACGCGACCTTCGTCAAAGAGGTCCAGATGCCTGGCAGCAAATTCCTTCGCTACGGCAACACGATCTACGTCATTCACGCCTCCGAACGAGAACCTCGCAAGGGAATGTTTCGCGCACTGAACGCGGACACCGCCCAAAATTTCATGGCTTCTGGTTTCCAGTTCGTCATCGACGCTTACAAGGCTGGCTTTGACACATTGGTCACCCAGTTCCGAGACCAGAGCCTCATCAACATCTTCCGAAATGTCGCAAAGAATCCGCCAAACCCTGGCATGGGCTACAACGTCCAGATGCTAGGCAATGGTGAATATCAGGTGGCTTTGCAGCTTGGAACACCTCGTGGAGGAGCTAGAGAATGAGTGCCGTTGTCGATTTTGTTGAAGACGTCGTTGGTGGCGTCGTTGAGGCCGTTGGCGATGTGGTTGAGTCCGTCGTCGACGTGGTCAAGGACGTTGGTAGTGCGATCGATGACTACGTCATTCAGCCCATCCTAGATGACCCACTGACTGCCATTGCCACGGTGGCAGGTGCAGCATTCTTAGGCCCGGCAATCGCCCCTATGCTTGGCACGGGTCTTGGAGCCGCAACTGGCTATGTCGCAACTGGACTTGGTGCAGCCGCTGGTAACACGGCCGCTGGCTTGGCGCAAGGCGAAGACTTCGACGATGCTGTTAAAGGTGGCCTGCTTGCTGGTGTTACAGCTGGCGCAACGTCTGCCGGCTTTGATTACTTGACAGGTGCAGGTGCATTTGGCGCAGAAGGCGCAGGTACCCCATCAACCGCTGCGGCTGCCGCTCCTGATGAAGCCTTGCTGACTTCCGCAGCTACGCCTGATGAGTTTCTTTCTTCCAGTGCTTCTCCTGTTGCTGAAGCTTTCCCTGTTGCCCCACGTCCTGAGATTGTCGCAACAGATCTTCCACCCCTGACCTCTATTGCAGATGATGCATTGACCAGTGGAGCATCTGGGACCTCTGGAGCAGCAGCCTCTGTTGTTGATGACGCCGTTGCTCCTCCTTCAGTCACCGGCCCAGAAGTTTCTCGTGATTGGCTGACAGAAGGTGTCAAGTTCCCCAAGACCGATGGCATTGCTGCCCGCGAGATTCCGTTAGACACTCCCCTCAAGTACAACCTTGATGGCAGCGTGGACTACGGCTTGATGGAGCCTGCGAGCGCCGACGCGCGCCGCACCATCGTGGAGGTGCCCATGAGCGTGAACTGGAAGGATGTCGGAAGCTGGCCCACCTGGGCGGAGACGCTGCCGGCCGACGCCGAGGGCAATCGCGCGAACGCGCGCACCGAGCACCTCGCGTCGAAGGGCGTGGTCGTGGCGAGCGACGATCCGAACCATGTCGTGAGCGTGGTCGGGCTCGACGACGTGATCGTGGTGCGCACGGCGACGGCCACGCTCGTGTGCCGCGCGGACATGGCGGAGAAGGTCAAGGAGATCGCGGGGCGCGTGCCTCCCGATGTGCAGTGAGCGGCGTGGCGCGGCGATATCTCGCGGTGGATGTCGGCGGCAAGCGCACGGGGCTTGCGGTCGGCGACACGCTGACGCGGATGGCGATGCCGGTCGAGGTGCTGCATGTGCCGCGCGGACCGGAGCTGCTGGAGGCTGTCGCGAAGGCGGCGAGGGCGCATGCGCCCGACGCGATCGTGATGGGGCTGCCGCTCAACATGGATGGCAGCGAAGGTCCGGCGGTCGTGCAGGCGCGGGAATTCGCGGCCGAGGTCTCGGCGCGCACGGGTCTCGAGGTGCACCTGCAGGACGAGCGGCTCACGAGCTTCGAGGCGGATCAGCGCATGGCGCGCACTGGACGCACGCGCGGCGAGAAGAAGGAACTTCGCGACGCGCTCGCGGCGGCGGCGCTGCTCGAGGACTTTCTCAACGCGTCCGCGTAACAGGGTCGGAGGT